TGAGTTCTCCGGGAGGGGTCGAGCGATACAGGAAGAAGAAGGCAGCGACCGCGACGATGGAGATCAGAATCAAGGCGATGTTGTTGTTCAGAAAATCACCCTGCAATCGCTCGAAGACCGCATCGACCAGCGCGACGGCCACGCTCGGCGGGATTAACTCGGCCAGCTCATCCGCCGGGCTTGGCGTCACTTCCGCCGCTGGCGTCTCCTCCACCACCGGCAGCGCCTCCACTGGTTCCGTCACCTCGACCGTCTCGTCCGCCGTCGGCGTGTTCGTCGAGAAGGCCGGGCTGTCCGGCTCCCCGGCTTCCTGCGCCATCACCGACGCCACTGGCAAGGCCATCAGCCACACCAGCGCGAACAAGAGCGCCGTCAGCGCCCCCCAACTCCATCGCTTGAACATCGTTCATCCTCCTGATGATATCTTCTAGGCTTACATTGACCCGCTGTACCTCGCTGGCCCGCGCCGACTCGGAGCGCAACCCTTGCAGCTGCACCGCCGTCTCGGCCAGCAGACCGCTGGCCGTCTCGCACAGCGTCTTAAGTGACTCCAGCCGCTGGTCGGTGGCGTCGTGCCGCAGTGCCAGCGACTCGATTTCAGCCGCCAGCGCCGACCGCAGGCCGCCCGCAGCGGCGTCAATCGTCTCGCTCACCCGGTCGCCAATCAGCACCGCCTGAGCGCTCTGCGTGCGCGTCACATCATCCACCGCCTCCCGCAGTTTGGCCTCAAGACGGGCGGCGCGGTTGGCCGCGTCCCGCTCGTGCGCCAGCATCTGCTCGTTGACCGCGCCCAACCGGCTGACCGTGGTCGTGAAACCGGACTCAATCGACTTGCTCAACCGGGCGGCAAGGCTGTCGGTCGTCTCGACCCACTTTTTGGAAAGGGTGTCGATCATCTCAGCCAGCTTGAGGACTGCCTTGTTAGAGTCGCGGATGTCCTCACGTTGGTCTGATAGACCCGTCTCAATCGTCTGGCGCTGGTTGGCCAACCCGCTTTCAATCGTCTTGCGCTGGCCGCCCAGCCCGTTCTCAATCGACTTCCGCAGGTTGTTGACCGCGTTGGCAAGCAGGAAGTCCTTCACCACCGTCGCTAAGATCACCAACCCCACGACAAAAAACAGCGCGTTGATGTGGTCGGCGGTCAGGATGCCGGTGGAAATCTCGCCGACCACTTCTTCCATCTCAGTCCGGCCTTACTGCGGTTCGCCGTAAACGCAGGCAATCCGCCCGTCTGCGCGTACAGCCTCGCTGTAAAGATCAGCACGACGCCCATTGGTCGGGAAGCACTCGCCTTCGTCGTGCGCCAACCCATAGATGCAGCGGAGCTGCCCGGTCGCCATGTCCACCTCGCCCGTCAGCGGGCGACCCGCGCGGTCGCTGCCCGGACACGGCGGAATCTGGTGCGTCGGGTACACGGTCTGCGCTTCGACCTGCGACGGCTGGCTGGCAGCGCCAATCAGCAGCAAGGCCACCAACATCAACACGACTGTCAAGAAAAACTTGAGCATTGCTTAACTCTCCCTCACCATCATCAGGCCAATGCAGTAATTGGCGTCGGCTGTATTCGAGAAGATCGTCGCCGTCCCGCCCGTCGTCCACCACGCGAGGTTAATCTGGTTCAGCCCCGGCCCCACCCCCGTGAACCGATGGAAGATCGTCACTGGGTGGATGACCGTATTGTCGCCGTTGAGCGTCATGTGCGGGGTAGACCCGCCGCCGCCATTCAGGTCCAGCCGCAGCCTCACCGTCTGCGCGGTCGCGTTCAGGCTGCACCGCAAATTAAAGCGCAGCCACACATCGAGGTTACAGGTCCCAGTCAAAATGCTCGGCGTGATGTTGACCACGTAGCTCGGTGCGCTCGTCACCACCGGCGTCGTGCTGGTGGTGGTGATGTTTGCACCCAACGCAACCGTGTTTTGAACCGACACGGGAGCCTTGAGGATATTCAAGTTCTCGCGGATCAGGTTCATCTTCGCCGCCGTCAGGCGCTCAAAGACCGAATATAAAGGCAGGACGTTCCAAGGCATGGGTTGATCTCCTCTACCACAAGCCTAGCACGCATGAGCCAGATTATCGGAAACTCATCCTAGGTATGCCCCGCCGTCCAGCACCCCATTTTGTGGGTCATCGAGGACGACGAATCGGCGCACGGGTTCAAGGTGGATGGTCTGGCGGTGCAGCTTCATCCCATCGCTGACCTCGTGGTCAACCCCCACCACCATGTACGCGCCTTCGTGTCCGGTCTGCCCCTCGCTGACGCGGATGAAGCTGCCCGGCTTGTAGGCTGCGTACTGCGCCCGCTTGGCCTCGGTCTTGGCCAGCAGCCGCACGCTGCTCATGGCCGACCGCGCCACCCCAAACTCCCCCACCGCGTACTGCGCCAGCTCGCGCGCCACCGTCCGTTTATCCACCAATCGGTTCTCAATCACGTCGCTCTGCCGACCGAACAGCGCCACTGCGTCGGCGTCCCGCACCCGCTGCCGGATGGCGTTAAACCACGTGATGCGCTTGCCCGACACCTGAATCGCCGAGACCGTCCTGACGATGCCAGCGGTGTTGGTGATGGTCAGCGTCCCGCCGCGTGGGTCGGTCCCGTTCCAGACGTAGGTCACAGCCGCCGGTGCCGTGAAGGTCGTCACGCTGGTGTCCTTCCCGCCGATGGTGCGCTCGTTGTCCGGCACGATGTACCGCACCGCCAGCTCGACCACCTCCCCCGGCTGCAGGTCGAAAGGTTCGTCCAACTCCCACAGCAGCACCGCGCTGGCGCTCACCTTGCGCGGGTAGCTGTAGGCCGAGACCACGTTCGCGCCCGCCGCCATCACCGCATACTCCGCCCCCACGAGGTCGGTGTCGTCGAGGGTCGGCATCGGCGCAGCCAGCACCGCGTCATAGTCCAGCCGCAGGAAATATTCGACGTTGCCGTCGGCATTCACCCACATCTTGCCAAAGTCGGCCTGTAGGATGTCCTGCGCCGCGTCCAGCGCCCGCGCCCGTGCCTGCCACTGGTCGCCCGCCAGCTTGTAGGTCGTCCCGCTGGACGTGCTTCCCATCATCGCCACCAGCGCCGGTTTCTGCAAGAAAGGCGCGCTCTGGATCAGGTCGGTAAAGTTCAGCACTTCCCCCAGCAGATCGACCGCGCTCACGTTCTCGTACAGCTCGGTTTCCAGCTCTTGCTTCTCAATCAGCCGCCGCACCGACCGCGCTTCAATCGTCGCGGTCTTGTCCCCGTTCAGCATCGTCTGCGGCATGATGCTGTCGATGTAGCCGGTGTACTGGGTCGTCCAGCCCGCGTTGTTGGCGTTGACCATCACCCGAATTTGCATCGGCCCCAACATGTACGACTTGTACAGCGGGCTGGCCGGGTTATCCGGGCTGTAGGTTTTCGCGCCGTTGGTCATCGTGCAGCGCAGCCGGTTGTCGTCGCCCACGTAGCGGTATGCCTCGCGGAAGCCCACCCCCCAGCGCATCTCCATCACATCCGGCGTCAGGTTCTCGCTCAGGCTGGGCGTCCCACAGTTGAACGCGGTCGGGATTGCCCCCGTCCCGGCCAGCAAAAACGGCTCGGACAGGTCGAGGAATAAATCAATAGTCCCCGTCTTGTCCATCTCAAACCAAACCGTCTGTTCGCTCGGCACGCTAAAGGTCTGGCTGTAGGTCGCCCACGCCGTCGTCACCGTCCCCAGCGTCAGCGTCCCCAGCGCCCCGCTGACACTGCCGAACACCTGCATCCGCAGGCCGGTGATGCTGGTGGTCGTGCTGGCAGGCGTCTGCACGCGCGCCCGCACCTTATAGCCAAAACGGTAGCTCCCCGCTGGCAGCACCAAGCTGTACTCATCCGTCTGTGTGTCGATGTCGAGGTAATTGATAAATTTTCGACACAGATACAGCTTGTGGCCGAGCGTGCTGGTGTTCCAAAACACCTGATGCAGACCCCGATCCTTGAAACCGCCTGTGGTAATCAGGTCTGCGCTTGACCTAAAGCTGTCAAAAGTGATGGAGCTGATACGGTCGGTCGAGGTGCTGTGCAGCACCTTGTCCGTGAAGTTGGCCGCCCCCCGCCCCAGCAGGTTCGGCGCGTCGCCGGGTCGGGCGTCAAACGCCCAATACCCGTTGTTGTCCCAGTCCACCAGCACCGCGTAATCGGTCATCGCGCACCGTCCTCCAGTGCCCGCTTCAGCCGCCGCGCCAGCGCATAATCCGACTCGCCGTAGCTCGACACCTGTAGGTTGATGACCGTGCCGCCCTGCCCACCGCGCCACGCCGCCGCCTGCCGCGCCGTCAGCACTGCCTCGCCTTGGTGCAGCTCCGCCCGGTAGCCGTCGAAAGGCACATAGTTCAGCCCAGATTTGTGACTTCCGTCATCGCGCTCGCCCTCACCCTCACCATGCGGAGCGTATGCCGGGTTAATATACCAAATGATGTTACCCGACTGTTCCGCAGCCATGTTCATCGCAATCGCACCGCGCACGCCGCCCAGTGCCCTATTGAGCTGCTCACTAACCTGTGATTGAACACCCGGCACATCGATGCCCAACGCGAAGGCCAGCGGGGTCAGCATCTCCACCACACCCGCGTCAGCCGTGGCGATGGCTTCAGACAGCATCTCCTCGACCGTCATCCGCAGCTGCGGCGTCGCGCCCTCAGTCAGTGCCTTCAGGTTCATCGACTCAAGAAACTGCTGGATTGAAACGTCCGACCCTTCGCCGGTCTCCGAGTTGAACACATATCCCACCGGCACATCGACCGTCAGTACCCCGTCCGGCGAGTTGTTGAGCGCCGTAATCAGCGCGCTCTGCACCTCATTAGAGAGCGCCGTCGTGTCCCAGTTGGCGAAGTCAGCCGGGACGCCAGCCGTCTCAAACGCCGATTGCAGTTTCATCATCCAAGACGGGTCAGACCCGGCCTCCCATGCCGCAGCGTCCAGCGCGCCCGCCAGTGCGTCGCGCGCGGGCTGGATGGCCTCGGTAAAGAAGTCCGAGTCGGCTTGCAGAGTCTGCGTCCCCAACAGCGGCGCAATCTGTACCAGAAATTGCATGTCACCGCTGTCTACCGCGTTCTGGATGGCCAGTGATAGGATGTCCTTGGCCTGTTCGCTCAATCCCGCTGCTGCTGCCTCTGGGTCTTGCGTCAGCCGGAACATCACTGACGGGTCGAGCGCGATGCCGTCAATGCCGTCAAAAATGCCGGTGTTCAAGCTGTTGGTAAAGGCGTCGGCCACTTCATAGCCCGCAAGCTCGGCGTCAACGCGGGCCTTCTCAGCATCGAACCGCTGCGCGCCCTCCGTGTCGCCCGAAAGCTGCGCCCAGAACGCCTGCAGCGCCAGCATCTCGGACTGTACCGACAGGCTCATCTGTTCGACCATGCGCGAAGCCTCGTCGAACTTCCAGACGATCAGCGTCCCGACGTTCTCTAGTGCAGTCCCGAACCCGGCAAAATTATTCTCAGCGCTGCCGAGGTCCATCCCGACCAGCTCAAGCACTTTATCAGCAATCGTTAGCGGGATTTGCATCAGTCCCTCGCCGATGTTTTTCAATCCTTCACCAAGGATTCGCGGCGCGTCCGGGTCGCCCGACCACAGCTTGACGAAGCCGTCCGCCACCTGCCCGATGCCTGTCCCGATTTGCGGCCAGTCGGCCAGCGACAGCGCCCCAATGAATAGGAGAAGCGGCACGGCAGACGTGCCAAACAAACCCGTCAGCACCTTGAAAGTCCCTGTCACCCCGTCGATGCTGCTTTTCATCACACCGAAGGCGCTGCTTGCCACCCACAAAATCGGCGTCGTCACCGCCAAAGCCGCCATCACCCCCACAATCGTGCCGGTCAGCTCCGGGTTGGCGGTCGTCCAATCACTGATGGCGTTGATGACCGGCGTCAGGTCTTCCACCATCGGCGTCAAAACATTGTCCATAAACACTGCCGCGCAGGCTGTCCAGCCGCCCGGCAAATGTCTCCATGCGCGCCTGCGCCACGTCTGTCACGCTGGCTGCCCCTGCCATCCGCGCTTCCATCTCCCCGATCGACTGACCAGTCGTCAGCGCCCGCAGACCGGCAATACCATACGTCCCCGCCAGCTCTTGGAGGACGATGTTTTGTTCTTCCATCGTCATGCCAGCCAGACCCAGCTTAATCTCCTCGATGACCACCGCGAAGTCCCTCATATTGCCTTCGGTGTCGTACATCGATGTGCCGAGCTGCCGCCATGCGTTCCGCACGCTGTCGGTTTGCCTATCCATGCCTTGCAGCATCGACTTGAGCAGCGTACCCGCCTCAGCACCCTTCACGCCGCGCTCAGCGAACAACGCGAGGATCGCACTCGACCGGTTGACGCTCAAACCGTAAGCGCTGGCCGCGCTGCCCCCGTTGACGAAGGCGTCGATTAAATTGCCCATCGTCGCGGAAGAAGACCCCGACGCCCGCGCCAGCGACTCGGCCACCCCTGCCGAGTCCTCTACCCCCAATTGGAATGAGGCCATAATGTCGGTCACAGCGTCCGCCGTCCGGCCAAGGTTCTCGCCGCTGGCTGCCGCCGCATCCAGCACGGCGGGCAGCATCCCCACCGCTTCCTCAGCGCTGGCCCCGCTGGTCAGCAGTTGAAGCATGGCTTCAGCCGCTTGTTGGCTGCTAAAAACTGTTTCAGCACCCATCCGCAGCGCGACACCGCGCAGCTCGTCCATCTCCTCAGCCGTCGCGCCCGTCCGGGCTTCGACCTCGGCCAATACGCTCTCGAAATCCGACGCGACCTTAATCCCATAGCCCAGCGCGCCGCCTGCCGCAATCGACAGGGGTGCAAAACCAGAGACGAACCCGTCCAGTCGGTTTTTCAGGTCATCGAATCGCTTCGATGTATTCGCTGAGAAATTGCCCAATGACCGATCGGCGTCTTGCACCCCGCGCTGCAAGCCTGAAATATTCGCGCCGATCCGCACACTGAGCTGGGCTACAGTCGTCACGCTGCCCGCCTATCGCGTTACCGCATCCACCAGTTGAGTTTCTTGTCGTACTTCATTTGTGCGTTCACCACGGCCAAGATGTCGCGCACGTCCTTAGCCGTCAGTCGGTCGCACTGCTCTAATGTCCAGCCAAACCACTGGGCGAGCTGCACCCGCCGATAGGCCCAAGAGTCTTCTAATGCCCAGTCCTCGCCGTCCTCGGCTTCTACGCCTGAAAGCCAAAGATAGAACTGTCGCTCTCGTTTTTTTCCCCGTCCGTGGCATCGAGGATGATGGCCTGCGCCAGCGGCATCATCACACCGAAATACGAACGCTTAAGCCAAGTTTCAGACTTGCTCGGTGAACCCCAACCCATCGGCACCTTCTTGAAGATGTTGCAAAAGACCTTAGCGACCAAATCGGCGTTCATGGCGTTCACGCCCCGCTTGAGCATCGCCATATCCCGCGCCATCAACAGGTCGAGATCGTACACAAACCCTTTCATGTCTAGTTGAGGAATTTGCGTATTCAGGAAGCACGCCCGGAATTGCTTCATCAGCTCATGCCACTTGGCATACTTCAAACCGGCGAACATTTCCGGCTCAATCTTGCCCTTATGCCCACGGATGCTGACGCACGACTTGGCGATCCCGATCGCCATCTTGTCCACGTTCGAGGTAGACTCGGCGCGGATATAAGCCATCATCTCTTCACCGGTCAGGCGGGTCAGGTCAAAGACGATTTCCGGTTCTTTGGCGCTCACGGTCGCCGGTTTAACATCAACAGCATCCGCAAGATATTCTTGCACGTCATCGTTGGTAATCACGTCCGTCATGATGGTTCAGTCTCCTCTGTTTATGGGTCATACAAAGCAGCCCCGCATTCGGCGGGGCCGCCAGCTACCACACCGCGACCGACTCGTCGAACAAGATGTCGTCGTCCGCCATCTCCCACGCCGCGTCAATGGTGACCACGTTATCGTAGGGTGCGGACACGTCCGCCTTGACGAGATGACCGAAGAAGCCGCCCTTCGGCTTGCCCGCCGCGTTGCCTTCCAACCCCCAGACCAGATTGCCCGTATGGCCGAGCTTGATTTTCTCAGCGATGGCCGCGCCGCCGGTCGCCTTCTCAATCATGACCATCTTGAGCGTCGCGCTCAGCTTCTTGGTCGTGAGGATGGTGTTCTCATACTCATCCGCCCCAGCGGTCGAGTTGGCCGTGTTCTGCACTTTGGAAACCGCGAACTCACGCCCGCTGGCCATCAGCGACACACCATCGAACTCGACGTAAATCCGCTTGCCGCTTACTTTTGCCATGCGTCACCCCTTTTGCTACAGCCGGTCGGCTTCGAGCTTATACAGCCCGCCCGCCAGCGCGAAACGTTGTTTGTCGTGCACGTCAATCCGCCGATAGCTGCTGACGTGTTCCAGTCGGTGGAAGTCCCACCCGTCAATCGCTGGCTCGGCATCCTGCATGTGGTTGTAAATGGCCTCCGCGATTTCCGAGGCCAGTTTGTCGCCCGACACTGCCGAGTCCACCGTCACCATCACGTTGAAGGTGACCGCCACCTCGTCGATCTGCATCAGGTTCAGCGACCGTGCGCTCTGGATGCCGACGATGACGTAAGGCATGTTCGCCCCGGTCGGCGCGGTGTCGTTGTAGACCCGTCCACCGACCAGCGTGCTGACTGCCGCCACCACCTCGCCCCGGAACGCCTTGCTCAGCGGCTCAATCATCCCAGCGACTCCAGCGCCCGAAACACTGCCAGCATCACCTCGGTGATTTTTGGTTCAACCGACTCCAGCGCCGGGTACAGGAACGGCCGTTTGCTGCCGTCCGCCAAACCCGTCTCAAGCGGCTCGCCGTACTCAGCCCCAACCGCGATGAACCGCGCCAAGAAACCGGCAGGCTGCACCGTGATGGTCGAAGCCAGAAACCCGGTGTCGGTGTTCGGCGCAGACCCCGGCGGCGAGACCATCACCGAGCGCTCAGGGTTATAGCGGATGTCCGGCGTGCCGGGCGTCTGCTCGTTGAGCGAGAACACCGCCTCGCCGCGCACCATCTCAGCCAGCGCCTCGACGCCCCGGTCAGCGATGCCCGGCGACTGCTGCAAGACCACCGGCAGCAAATTCCGCTCAATCACCAACCGACCGTCAATCATGGCCTTACGCCTTCCGCAGGATGACCACGCCGTCCACGCGCTGCGTGGTCTCGGCGAGGATGTCGTTAATCTGTAAATTAATTTGCAAGCGGACATCATCGCCCAGCTTGCCCAGCGTCAGCGAGTTCTCGACATCCCAGATTTCAGGGTCGAGCATCAGCACCACACCCGGCGTCAGGACAATTGCAATCGGCTGCTTATCGTTGTCAGACATTCCTACTCCATTCCCAGCGGGAGATCCGCCACAATCACCTCGACCCAAAGCGCGTCGGTCTGCGCGCCCATCACTTGCTGCACCGGGTAGGCCACCCCCTCGCGCAGGAGGCGGTCGCCCTCTTGCACGTCTGTCCCCAGCGCCAGAATAACTCGGTAGCTCACCCGGTCCATGCTCTGCCCCGCGACCACGCTGGCCGCAGCCGGGTCTTTCTTCTTCGGCAGCCAGCGCGCTGGCACGTCCTCGGCCACCACCGACCCGCTTGGCAGCGCGTAGCCCTCAGCATCGATGGCCTGCCCGCCGCGCTGCACGGCCACCCGGTCGGTCAGCGTCTCGTTGACCTTCTCAAGCATCAGGCCGCGCTGCCAGCTAGTCAGCATCGTCTGCCCCGATTTCGTTCGCGCTGTAGATGTCCGAGCGGTACGGGTAGACCGCGCCGCTGTCCACCACCGGCGCGTTGGCCGGGTCGTATGCCCCCAGTCCCCACTGGCTTTCGAGTTCCTTGATGAGCGTCCGGAGCTGCGGGATGGCCTGCGAGGTCTTCACCTCCAACCAGTCCGCTTTGAAGTCCGAGTCAGCGCTCATCCGGGCAACCAGACCGCGCAGCAGGCCAACCGCAGCCGCCTGCCATGAGTCGGTCTCGTTAATCAGCGCCGTGATTTCTTCGTCGCTGAATTTCGCCTTAGTCGAGACGGTATCCCCGATCCAGAAGCGCACGCGCTCTAGGTCGGTAAATCCGTCACTGGGGGCATACGTGAACGTCATGCCTTACTTCCCCTTCGCCGGGGTCGTCTTGGCGACAGGCTTACCGTCGCCCTCATCCTCGCCGTCGGGCTTGGTCTTGTCGCCCAGCGCTGCGAGCAGGCGGTCGAGCTTCGCCTCGATGCGCGCCAAGCGCTCGTTACGCTCGCGTTCTTCCTTTTCGCGCTGGATCGCCTGTGCTTCTACCGATGCCATACCAAACCGCCTTTACTCGAAGCCCTGCGGGATGGAATAGGTCGGGTCGGTCGTCAGCTCCATGATGACCGCGTTCAGGCGATTGCTCGCGCCCATGCCGTAGCGGTGGCGGTAGCTCGCCCCTTGGAACGGACTGTGAGCATACGGCCCCGGAACGATGTGCAGACCGCGCGGGATACGGGTGAACGCCGGGTCATAGCGGATGGTCAGCGGCCCCGGCTGGCCGAGGTCAACCGCCACGAGGTAGTTGTCGGGCAGGTGACGCCACTCCACACACCACACGCCGTTGCTGCGCCCAGCGATGCGGCCCGGCGCACTCGGCAAGCCGGTCGGCACATCGGTGTTCGCGCCGGAGCGGATGAAGCGGTCTTCGACCTCCTTGAAGCCTGCCAGCGCCGCAATCTTGTCCGCGTGGTCTTTCCCGTACATCACCACCACGTTGCCGTACCCGGTCGGCGTCCCGAAGTGTTCTTCGAGGTGGTCGCGCAGCACGGGCAGCGGGTTGTTGGTGTTGCTGATGTCCGCCGCCGCGTAGCCGCTGACGAGGTAGTGGTTGTGTGTGGCCTCGTTGTTCTCGCCGATGAGCGGCGGGTACAGCGTCGCGTCCCCGTTCGCCAGCGGATACACCGACAGCGAAAGACCATCGAGCGTGCTGTCGATGAAGGTGCGAGTCGTGTTGTTGAACAGCGCATAGAGGATTTCCCACCGCATGGTGTTGCGGTCCTCAATCGTCTTGTTCTCCAGCGCGCGCCGGAAGGCCGGGCCGGTCATGTAGGCGAGGTCGATGTCGTTGGCCGCCCAGTCCTTGCCAAAGTCGTACAGCGGGAAGCTGACGCTCCAACCGCCGTGCGGCTTCGAGGTGGTCGTGCGCGCATCGCGCCCACGCCGCTCCAAGTACCCGCCGCCGGGCAGCTTGAAGTTAAAGGTGTGCTTTTCGGTCACACCCGCCTCACCAGAGACGAACAGCGCACGCTGCGCCTCCAAAGTCGCGCGATGTTCCGCGAGGAACTTCTCAACCAGCGGCGAGACGACCTCGTAGTCCATGTCGGCGACGGTACGTTCCGAATCGAAGAGGGTAAGATTTCCGCCCTTGCTGGCCATTAGGACACCACCACAGGTTCAACGATGTCGATGTCAACCATCAACACCTTGGTCTTGGTCGGGTCAGACTTGGCCCACACGGAGCCTACCACCTTGCGGTATGTGCCTGATGCTCCGGGCGCGTCAGCGACCGCCCCCGCCGTGTCCGAGACGTAGACCAGCGCATTGTACGCGAGGCTGGTCAGGGTAAACCCTTCCAACATTCCGCGCCGCAGCACGCTCACGCCTTCGTTGATGTTCGCATTGGCAGTAGCAAAACCGGCAGCGCGTGCCGTCGCCAGCGCACCCGCGTCCGCCTTGACCACCTTACCGGAGCTGTTGATGCAGACCAACTGCCCGGCCTCAATGTACTCACCCGCCACCAGCGAGTAGACCTCGACCTGATGCACTTGCAGCAGCGCGACGTTTTCCTTGGTTCTTACGATGTCCGCCATCGGACCCTCCGGTTAGAAACTCGTTGGATTGTAGGGAATGCCTTCCGACACGTCCCCCTTGACGCCCGTCCGCCCACCGTCGAGGCTCGGCGCGACCGGCTTCACCAGCACCTCCAGCGCGGCATCCAGCCACTGCGAAAGCGCCAGCGTGTCAAGCCCGGTCGGGATCAGCTTACGCTGCCCCTCCGGGATGCGGGCAATCTTGGCCTTGTTCGCTTCGTCCATCTGCCCCAGCAGCTTGTCGGCCAGCTCCGCCTTCGGCTTCAACGCCTCAAGCTCGGCCTGCCGCTTTTCCGCCAGCGTCTTGAACTCGCCCGCCTCAGCGAGGCGCTTGGCCTCGGCCTCGGCTTGCTGCTTTTCAAGATCGGCCTTCTTGGCGCGGTTCGCGGCAGCTTCGTCGCGCAGACTCTTGATTTCCGCCTGCCATGACGGCGGCAGCGCTTCAAACGCCACCGGCTGCGCCTCGGTCTTGGTTTCGGTCTTGGCGTCCGTCGTCACGGGAGCCTGTCCCCCTTCACCCTGACCATCACTGAAAAACGCTTTGAACATGACCAAAATCCTCTCATAACCGCATAGGCCGCTGCACCCGGCAGCCAAGCCAGCGCGCACCCGGCGCGCACGGTAAAAAATCCCGCTGTGTCTTTACACTAGCACGCATGAGCAGATTTATCGGAAACTCGTT